ATGCAGAAGGGGGGTCAATTTTGCGAGACCCCCCTCCCCCTACCTGATTGCGTCTTCGTCTTCTGCTATCTTGATGTACATTCCGTTCACGTTCTCACGAACAATCTCATCAATCGCTTCTTCGATCGCAAGACTCTGATCGGCATCAGAGAGTTCGTAAGAAGTCTTGGCCACTCTGTCGAGGAGGGCGGTTGATTTGTAGCCCTGGCTCTCATCAAACTGAAACCATGCATCCCATTCAGTGAACGGATTGAATGGATTGTCGATAGTAGACAGCATGTGTTCCTTCATGTGCCCTCCTTTCAGCCTATGGCCCGCTTAAGAGTAGTCAAGGAGACACCTAGAGCATCAGCGATTTCGGCCTGGGTGTAGCCAGAATTGGCCATAGCCAAGGCTCTTTGTGTCTTTGCCGATGTCATCAAGACCTCAGTCTTTGGTGTTGCCCTTTGTTTGACCACATCCAGATCTGCATTACTCAGGATGCGATCCAACTTACTAGGACTGATGGCGCCTGCCTGGATAGCGGCCCATTCGTTGTCTGTGATCTCGATTCTTTGTTTCTTGGCGCCTGTTCTTGCACGGGCTGCGTTCAAAGCTTGTGATTTCAGCTTCTTCACATCAGCAGGCTCGAGATCGGGGTTGGCTGCGCGTTTCTGGGAGACAATGCCGTTTGCTATGACCTGGGCGTGTCTTTCCAAAGGCGCGTTTGCCAAAGCAACTTTCAACTTAGCGTCTAGGGAGGCCACTTCTTTGTGGTACGTGGTGGCTGCTGAAGAAGACCGTTGGGTAGGCTTAGTATGTACTGCTGCCTTCCTTGCCTGGTTGGCTAGGTCCTTCAGTTTGTTCGAGTGGTCAGCATAGACCTTCTCTATGGGGGTACCAGAAGAGAGGGTACTTGCATCGTCGGTCTCTGCCAAACGCTTAGACTTGACAGTCTTCTTGACTATCTTGCCATCAATGTTGACAAAGGTTTCTCCGGTGGGCTCGAACACCTTCTTGCCAGTGGCCTTGTCTACAGAACCACCTTTAGCGGCAGACCTTTCTTTCCTATCAGGAACCCGCACATCAGCGGATGCCCTAGAGATTAGGGTTGCTGCGCCAGAAGTGGCACTGCCTTGATACTTAGCCTTGAGTTGCGCGATGCCGTTGTCCAAGGCGGACTGCTTGTAGTTGAGGCCATGCTTCTCAGCATCGATCACGACCATGGAGTGCCGAACTGCTCGAGCAAGCTCGGACGTGTTTGCTCCCTTGATGGTCATGTCGGTGATGAGGTTAGACACAACACCCATCTCGATAGCCTTCTGCCTAGGAGTCATCCTGGCGATGGGGCTGTCATCCGGCAACTTGTATGTGCGCACTGGATCGAAGTCCTTAAGACCTTCCAGTGCCGGCGATGACTTGACTCGCTTGTTGTTGTTCGGAATCACAAGAACAGTGTCGCCGTCGAAGTCTGCACCAGACAGCTTCTGCGCCACCTTATGGTTGATGCCGACTGCATCCTTGGCATTACCTAGAAGCTTCTTCGCTTCAGGGTGGTTGTTGTTTACAGTCAGCTCAGGGATCTCGAAGATCCCACCATGGGGGTAACGAATCAGGGCGACTCGTTCACCATTCCTGTAGTTAGGGGCATAGATCTCATTCTCTTTCATCGAATTGATGGGGAGAATGACATGCGACCCTTGCCTAGGCAGGGCGGCAGCCTTGAGATGCACAGCCGAGGAGTCGACGTCGTCTGCGAACGAATCAAGCAAACGCTTCTTGACCGCAGGGTTAGTCAACGCCATAATGTCGTCGAATTCGCGCTTCTTTCGCTCGAACGTCATGTCAAGCTGGCCCTTGGCCAAGGCGGGGCTCTGCTTGGACAGCATCTGCGAAGACAGACTCTTGGACCACTTCTCCCAAGAACCTTCTTCGTTGACGATGTTCATTACAGAGGTGACTTTCTTGCCACCCTTCTTGTCCACCTTGATGACCTGACGATCGATGACTGCGCCAAACGGGTTATCTGTGTCGACGTTTCCATCTTTGTCGGTCTTCAGCTTCTTCATTGCGTCAAGCTTGTTGCCTGTGTTGCTCTTGTTCGTGTTGAATACAAGGTCGACACCCTCAGGGAGGTCATCCTTGTACATCGCCATGCCCTTGAGGTAGTGATCCTTGCCTACCTGGATGCGAACCTGAGCGTAGCGCGACCCGTCCAGGGATACATCCTTGACGCCAGGCCGAACATAGATCACGCCGTCTGCGTCAGCGCCACCGTCTTCGGCGTAACGAACGCCAACTCGCTTCGGGTGGATTGCAAGCGGAGGCTCGAGGCCCAGATAGGTATGACCTCCATCGTTGGAGAACGAGGTGGGCAGCTTGATCTCTGCGCGGTTGCGAAAGACCTCTCCGTACGACGTGCCTGGGGCGGCGAGAACTTTCATGCTCGTTTGCTGGCCAGTACCCAGCTGCTCAACCTTGACGTAGTGGAGGGTGTAACCTTCTTCGCGAAGTCGGGCTACCGCGGTGCTGAGCTTCGTTGAGCTGACACCGAGATGCTGATCGACACCAGCACCCACATCTACGTACTTCTTCTCCGCCACCTGCTCTTTGAGCATGTTCGCAGTGGAGGCTAGAACATCGGCCTTGATTTTCTCGCCAGGGGCCAGCAGAGCTCGAACCGAGGACTCGTTGATCCCCATTTCTTTGCCGATGGCGATGTTTGAGTTTCCCTCGTCCTTGAGACGCTGGGCGCGAGAGATGTCAGCCTGCTTCTGCTCAGCCTTGGCGATGGACTTGGCGGCACGAAGTTGAGTAGTAGTGATACCAAGGCCGTCAGCAATTTCCTTTTCACTGAGACCTGCCTTCTTCATCCCGTCGACCATGCCGAGGAATGAGTGAGGACCACTGTTCGTTTCTGGGCCACCAGAGCCCCATGGGTACCTGCCCGACCGACGAAGAATTCCGTAGTGAGCGAGGTATTCTTCCTCGGTGATGATCAAGACAGTGCCTCCATTCGGTTCTCCGTGATCCGCTTGTCGAAGGTTCGAATCCGGTCCATGATGTGGAAGATGTCGTCAGGGTCGGGGTTCAGAACCTTCACGCCATCATTCTGGTAGATTCGAAGTTCGATCTTGATCTCGCTCGGCTTGTACTTGTACTCCAGACAGAACAAGGCCGTGTAGATCTCGAGTTGCTTGAAAGGCGCCTCGTTCACGCCGGTCTTCAGATCGTGAATCCTAAGCGTGTTCTTTCGGAAACCGACACAGTCGGCGTGGCCGTAGCAGTTGTCTGAGTAGTACAACAACTGTTCCGGCGTCATCTGAAAACCGATGGCGTCGTTCACGTAGAGGTTCAGGGTGGTTGGGGTCTCCGGGAGCTTCACACGCAGCTTGATGCAGCGGTGAGCTAGGTCGTGGAGGTCGGTTCCACGTTGGGCTGCCAGGGCAGCGAAGAACACCCGATCGAGCTTGTCCTCATCGTAGTTGACCCAGGCGGGGCTGCTTGGGCTGAGGAATGCGTGGGTGCCCATAAGGCTCCTACTGATCGCGGAGTGCGCATTCAAGTTCATAGAGGATTTCCGCTTCGTTCTCGGGGTAGATGATGGCGGCGTAGGACATCTCGTTGAGGAGGTCCACATAGTATGGCTGGTTCGGACGAGTGGGAGAGTTTCTACTCGCCTTTACTTCCAAGGCTGCCCATCGACGGCCAAAGAGAATCAGAAGATCCGGAATCCCTTGACGAAGGTTGGGGTCGTTGATGATAACGATGCAGCCTTCGAAGAGCTCTTCCAGATCTTTCTTCAACTTAGTCTTGTAGCCGTTCTTTCCTGTTTCCCTCATGATGCTCCTCACATAAAAGAAAGGAGTCGCAGTGAAGGCTTGATCTCACCCCTTCTATTATATCCTGCGATTCCTGCGCGTATTAATATAGGGTCAGACAAATTCGAACATTTGTCCTGTGGGCCAGACGCCGAAGATGGAGTGGATCTCGTTCGTGTAGTCTGCAGCTTGTTCGAACACCTTGGCCGGCAGAAGGCCGAATCGCATGCACATGGCCTTAATTGTGTCCGCCTCTCTGGTTAGTACATCGCGCACCTTGTTCTGACTTGCGAGGAGGATCTGTTGGTGATAGTCGATTGCGAACCAGCGGGGTCTCCACATAAGGTTCTCGACTGAGACATCGACACGGTTCCCGTTCAAATGGATTGGAGTATCCCAGGAGTGGTGCGGCGGCTCTTGGAGGAATGCGTTGGCGACGATTGGCGCGATCGCTCGGTTGTAAGGTTTGCCCCCACGCCATAGCTGAACGTAGAGCACACCTTGTTGGTTTCGCCCGGTCGAAAGCAGATCTCCTCTGCTGTTCCGGACGGCTCCGTAGTTACTAATCGAGTAGTTCTCGAAGGAAGGAATTTCCGACCAAAGTTCGATCATTTTCGGCCCTCTGTCAAATGTCAAAAATTTTGCCGAAAACTTTTTATTTTGCTAAAGTTAATATAGGGTCTATACCCTATACTAAGTTCGCGCGATGAAAAAGTTTTTAATAGAAATTTGGCAGATTTGGCAGATTGACTCTCCAAAACAGCCTAAAACGTGCCCGTTTTGCCCCGGTCTGTAATACTGCATCCTACCAGGCCCGGCTTTCCCCAGTTTAACCAGCTATTCCTTCTTTACTCCTTTGGCCCCTTTCATGAAATCACGCTCGTTGAAAGACCTCTTTTCAGAAAGCGATTTAAAAATGGCAGAATCTATCCACGAATTTGACATCAGCACGTAATAATGCAAGACGTGGAAGGGGGTGTTGATGCGGTCGATTCGTCCGTAGGCTTGCTCCCAAATCTTGTACGAATAGTTCAGACTGAAGAAGCAAACCGCGTCAGTTTCGATGCAGTTCCATCCCTCCGCACCCGCCGTGTACTGAACTAGATAGACCCAGGAGTCGGTCTCCGGAATGGGTTGATGTCTATGTCCGTTCCATTCGGCAAGCGTTATCGAACTGGCAAGCGATCTCAGGTTTTCCAGCTCGTAGTCGAAATTGTAGAAGACAATCAGCCGTGGATGTTTCTGCATCAATTCCCGGACCTTCTCGATACGGGAGGCGTCGGAGTTGACAACTTTCCGTGTCACCGAGAAGAGTTCTGCGACATCCAACAGGGGCTTTTCCTTGAACACGTTCCATCGGTCCTTGGTCACCCTTTCCAGCATCGCAGGATCATGCGAGATCATCTCATGGTATGTTTTACGGATAGTGCTGCGTAAGTACGGCATCTCCACCAAGAGATGGTTTCTCAGGGCGACCAGACGGCCTACTCCGATGTATCGATCCACCTTGGGAAACTTGGTGAAGGTATTGTAGACCACGTGCTCGCGCTTGAACTCAGTGCGATTCGAGTAATATCCGTTAGCGACGAACACCGGTATGTAGTCCAGCCACGTGTCTCCAGGCGTAGCGGATAGCATGATCCAGTGGTTTCGTCGAGCAATGTGTAGGAAGGCCTTAACCCACGCACCCGCCCCGACGATCCTTTGTTCGTCAAAGATAAAGAACGCACCGTAGGTTTTCTGGTACTTGTGGATGTTGTTCCAGGAGTCGACAACGAGTCGCCCAGCACCTGGCGCTGCCACTCCGTCAACTCCAAATCGAGCGAATTCATTAACCCAGTCAAGTGAGTCACGTTTTTTCGCTGTTGTGATGACATAGACGTCACGAGGGGCTTCCTTCCGTATGTAGTATGCCGCCGCGGTTAGTGACTTGCCTGAGCCGACTCCACCCCAAAGGATTTTGCCGTTCCCAAGCTCCTCAACGGCCTTTTCCTGGTGTGGATAGAGCTTCATAGGCGTCTCCTCAGGGAAAAAGAAAGGACCCGTGTTGGGGGTCCTTTCCGTGAGCCTTACTGTTCTTCGGTGGCGATCAGGATCTCGTAAGCGAGGTCTTCCGAGGACATCTCGACTTCATGCCGGATCAGCGCGATCAGGTGCATCTGCGCGTACTGGTCCTCGATGGGGGTCCGCAGGATGGTCTTCAGCACTCCATAGAAGTAGAGGCGTCGGACCACAGCGGAGTCACGGAGTTCCAGTTTGCTCAGGGCAGCTGGGTACTGGTCGGCGATGCGGTCGAATGCCTTGCGGGCGATCTCTCTTGCGTCACTCATGACTGCTCCTTAGTTAGGGGGTCTCATTATAGGCCTCGTAAAAACTACGAGAAGGTTTGTTTACAGATAAAAACATAACCCAAGTGGAGTTGGGGTGCAGCCCCTAAGGACCACACCCCTTCCCCTACGCCGGTAGCCCTCGGACCAATGCTGTCACCAGACATTCAGGGCTTAAATGGAGATCCGCTCCTAACCCGGCGAGCTTCGTTAGCCCTTGAGATCGGGGATGGTTACCCCGTGTTTCCCGCAGGCCTCCTGCAAGTCGAGCCACGCCACCCTCATGGCGAGGACGGCGCCCACGTTCTCGGCCCCGGTAGTGTCACCCGAAAGCTGCTTGTCGATCTTCTCGAGCGTGTCCACCAACTTCGTTCCGGCGGTCCGGATGTCGACGTCCTGGGACGCCTCGAACTTGGCACGCACGTCGGCGAAGGATAGCTTGGGCTTGGGACCGGGCGTGTTCGCCCTGGTGGCCATCTCCTGGCAGGTGGTGATTCCGGAGTCGGCCGGCTGCACGGCGGTCTTCATCTCGTGCTGGTCCGCCACGATGATCGCGGGCTGACTGGTCGGCTTGGTCATGCCGAAGGCAGCCACACTGAAACCGAGCAGGGCGACGACGAGCGACACGGCGATGATGATCTTGTTACGCATGTTTCCTCCAAGGTTGGCTTCATGTTTCTAAGCAGGGGAGGGCCCTCTCGAGCCGTCCCCCACTTACAGACCTCAGCTGTCCTTGAGCTGCTGCTCCCAATCCGGGGTCTCGTCGGCCGGCTTCATCTTGAGTCCGGCCTTGCCCGTCCCCTCGATGATCTCGTTGGCCTTCTCGATCTCGGCCGCCTCGTCCTCCAGCGTCTTGCTCATGGGCTGGTTGCGATCGATATCCCACTCGACCTTGCGGTCATCCTGGAACGAGACAGGGTTTACCACGCCATCGGCTTCGTCCCGCCAATCCATCTTGCCGGCGGAAGCGTCCTGCATGTTGACGCCCAGATCGTGGAGGCTGTTGATGATCTGGTCCGCCATCTCTTCCGGGGTGCCAGACACCACGACCATCCCCATAAGGCGGAAGAAGTCGAGCAGGCTGGTGCCCGCTTCCGCCACCGGAAGGGAGTCGATCTTGACGTACCAGTTGTGGGCCATGCCGACGGAGATCGTGCTCTTGGTACCGTCGTCGTACACGGCGATGAACGAGATGAGATTGTCCTTGCGGTTCCACGCGAGCTCGGTCACGACGCACCACCGGTTGTACTGGAGGGCCTTGTGAAGCTCGGTGATGTCTTCCTGAACCTTGTCGACCAACAGGGCCGACTTGATCGTGGGGGACTCGATGAGGACCCGCATACCGTCCCGAAGGCGGTAGCTGCGGATGAGGTCGTCCGTGGTCGGGTCCATCTGGTAGTACTGGTCGACGAACGTTCCGTCGGTCAGCATCTCCACGATGTTGAGGTCCATAGTTACTCCCTTGGTAGGGGTTTTGGAGGGCAGGATGCTTATCTCCACACTGCCGGCACCCGGAGGAGGTCTAGGTGCCGGCAGGCGCTCTGAGCTTAAGGAGCTATTTATCCTCGCTCAGACGAGGTTGGGATCAGTACTGACGCTCGTCGGCAGCCTCCTCGGCCACCTCCGGAGCACCGGCCTCGGCCTCAGCGAGCTCAGCCGGCTGGACCTCTCCGTCGTTGCCCTCAGTGGGCTCGACGAATGCGGGCTCAGTCATTTTGGAACCTCCTCAATGGGTGTATCTCACCCCGATGGCGGCGTGCTTCTCGAATCCGTAAGAGCGGCGCTACATTACGCTATACCTCGAAAGGCATCGGGACTTGAACCCGAACGGCAACTACAGATTTCGATACCTTACACTATCCCCGGTTCTCTAGGGCTCACACATAAGCCGCCCAATTGCTTTCACGATCTCCGGTTAGCCTTGGTTCGGAATGGGCTGCCCGCGCTGGACCACCCTCCACTCTTCCGCCATCCGCTCTGGGCCTAGAGGCCTATTTATCCTCGCCCAGACGAGTTATGCGCAGGCCTCGCTGAGAGCGGGGCCCATCTTGTTGTCGAGCTCCGCCACAGGAGGAGTTGCATGGCGCCTCTCGAGTTCGACGTAGTCGTTGAAGCTTCGGCACCCCACCGCAACCCGAGCCGTCATGTGCTTGTGGTTCAGCACACAAGGCTGGTGATCCAGTGTGAGAGAGGTGTCACCACACACGAGATCGCCCACCGGGTCGAACCCATTGACGTAGGCTTTGTTGGTGTACACCTTGAAAGTGCTGTTCGCTCGGAGGACCCAGTCCCCGACGTACGCCTTGGTCTGACGCTCGTTGGACGCGTGCTCGACCGGAACGTGGATGTAGTTCTTCTGACCCAGTTCTCCGCCGATCTGCGGTTTGGGGGCAGTCTTGCGGATTTCGCCGCCGCACCACTCGGCAACCTCTTGCATGTTGAGCGCCGTAACTCGAATGGCGTCGACATAAAAAGGCTTCCTTGTCGCACGGGTTGTGGAAAGGGCCATTGTCGTCCTCCTTAACGGGGGCATTAAAGAGAGCCCATGCTTCTCAGCAGTTGAGAGGTATGAACTCTCTGGGTCTCATTATAGGCGGTGTAATTCCTGCGAGTTTTGTCCGTTTCTACACGCCGAGCTCTTCGCCCAAGCGCTTGTGCAGAAGCAGGAGATCGTTGCGGTCGGCCAAGATCCAGCCGAACTGAGGCGTAGTTGGAACGCCGTCCTTAATCACCGGCGCCGACTCCACACTGAGGAACCACTTCTCGAGACCCCAGCGAAAGAGCTTAGCTTCACGGTCGACATCGTTGCCACCCGCGCCCGTGTAGGAATGCGTCCAGATGGAGTCGCCCTCGAACTTAGTCGGTCGGGAAGGGAGGTCGGTCATCCGCGTCCTCCACTTCAGCGTACTTGAGATCGAGCGCGTCCTCCTCGATCGTGATGAAGGCCTTGCGGAGGTAGGCGCTGACGCCGGTCTCGCCGCGGACGTTCCAGTTGTACGGGCTGATGATCATGTCGGCCATCTTGATGTCGAGGTCGTCGAGGAGATCGACGGTGTCCTCGTCCAACTCGGTGCGACCCTTGCTGGTGATCATGATGACGCGGGCGGGCTTGTTCTTGTACGAGACGGTCACCTGCATCACCCAGTCGCCGGCGGTGCCGTCCGGGCGCTCCTTGAGCTGCCGAACTCCGGTCCAGCCGTCGCGGATCAACTGGCCTGCCATGTCCTCGTCCAGCACGACGCAGAAGTTCTTGCTGCCGGCACGGTTGTACTGGGACTCGCGTCCCTCGAAGTTCTTGAAGATGATGCGGGCATCTTCGATGGTGATGGTGCCCTCAACGCGACGCGGCTCGGTCATCGGTTCTCCTTGTGAATCAGGGCATTCTCGCCCGGCTGAACTGCGCTGAAGCTGACGCCGTCGGGGTCGAAACCGTACGACACGTTGCTGACGCCCGGACCGAGGATCGCCGCGGCTGTCTCAGCGTCAAAGATTTCCCCACTGATGTGGATACCCTCGTCATCCGTGGTCAATCGGGCAACCCCGACCTGTTCTCCCTTGAAAGTCAAGGGCACCTCATGAATGTCCATTACTCTTCCTTCGGTATTTCCCCTCGAAGGTGTGGTATGTCATCGTTTGAAAGTCACCGGTTCTTTTCCGAAGGACGTAGTCTCCTTCGGCGACGAGACGTACCCCAGTCTGCGTGGGGAGGTTCAAACCAATGAAGCAGTTCTTGTTCGAAGCCGCTTCAACCATGTAGAGGGCTTCACCTCTGCACCAGGCGGCCACAGCCTTGGCATTCGCTGCCGTGAGCTGGACCGCCTGGACATCATCCGAGATCTTAGGTTCGTAGGTCTCGAGGATCACGGATCAATCCGAGTCGACCATCGGAATGTGCACGCCGACGTCCGGGTCCTTGACGAGGACGTTGTCGAACTTCTTGTAGGCGTCGATGTAGGTCTCGTGTTGGTCGCCGTTGTAGGTGACCTCGTAGTACATCCCGTCCGGAAGCGTGGTCGAGATCAACGCCTTCCAGTTCTGAAGGGTCTTGCTGAACCAGACGACGTACACCTCGTCCGGGGCGAACGTGACGTGCTTGTCCGTCTTCTCCAGCCGCGGCTTGATGTACTCGTAGACCAGCCGACGGGCCTTCTCCTGGTATCCCTCACGGCCGGCGATCCCCCTAAGGTGCGCGAGCTCCAGACGCAACGCGTCCTCGTCCAGGACGGAGCACAGCTTGCAGGTGTACTCGTCGTCGAGGTCGTGCTCGCTGAACTCCCCGTGCTTCGAGATGCATTTGCTCATGACTCTCCTAGTGTGTGCACTCACATCCGGTGCAGAGCCAGTGCCAACCCATGGCACAAGCCCAGCAGAATTTCTTTCTCATCCGACGAACCTCGTGAACTCTCCGAAATAGTCGATGGCCTTGCGGGCTTCCTCCGCCAGGTTGTCGAAGTACGACCAGTCGATGAAGCCGGCGGTCGTGATGTGGGTCCCGCTCTTATCCAGCGCCAGCTTGGCCATCTCAGCCTCAACCCACAGGTGACCCTTGGTGCCGGCGACGGCGTACCACTTCTCGTCCTTGATGCGGTACAGGATTCCACCGTCGTTCCCCGGAAGCACGGGAACGAACAGTCCGGTCCTGCCGACATGATGCAGACCCTTGGCGAGTGCCATCGGCGTGTCGTGGTCGAAGTCCAGGTACATGATCCCCTGGGTGACCTGCTTAGTCTCGCATAGATCTTCGAACTGGATGGGCTCTCCGGTGAAGAGGGTCTTGAACACATACGGATGCTGGAACTGAGCACCGACCGCGGTGAACTTGTTGCCCTTGCGAGCCACGTAGACTGCGTCGTTGACCAGACAGAAGGCGTCGTAGGTTGCCTCGTGTTCAAACGTGTAACCGTACTTCTCACCGAACCGTGTCACGAGCTCGATAATCTCCGGCGTCGCATCAGGTATCTTGATCGAGTCCGTTTTGATATGCGCGACCGTGAAGCCGAGACTCTCCACGTACTCCTTGAGATCCACCATGAAGAGGGCCCCGCGCTTGGCGACGATGTTGTCCACGTTACGCGGGTCACGGAACGGGTTATCGAACTTCGCCGATGTGAGGCCGTAGACGATGTTGATAACGATCTTGAGAGCGTAGGCCAACGCATCAGCACCTGCAGGATCGCCCAGGTGCTTGGCGAGCTTGCCTCCAAGTAGACCCTTGGCCACGTCGTAGTTCTTAGCCTTAATCGCCAGCCGAGCCTCAACGAGAGCTGCGAAGTTCGCAGTGTATTCTCCAAAGAGGTTGAGCTGAATAATGCTGGTTGGATGCATAGACGCCACGTCCAGAAGGGCCACATTCTCGAACATGCCCTTCTCAGCATGGACGAGACCCCCCTCGCCGGTTTCGATCCCGCGGTAAGTGCTCTTCCCTCGCTCGTAAACATAGCCGGGGAACTCCTTGCTGAGATCGGTGTAGACAAAGGACCGCTGCGGGTTCTTGTCTTCACCGAAGATAATCCGTGCGGTGTGCTTCTGAGTGGTGTCGTTGACGCTGAGACCACTCAGGTCGGCCAGGATCTGACGAGCCTTGAAGTCGGCCTCACGCGCGAGGAACACTGCCTCCGTAGCGACGACGTCGTTGCAGCAGTACTTGACGACCTTCGGCCAGTGCTTCTTGTCGACCGGCTGGTCCCACGGGAAGTCCAGCTCCATATGGTGCAAGCCGAGCTCGATCTCGAACTTCTTCAGCCCCTGCTTCTTCGAGCTGAAGTCGTAGATGTCCGTGTACGACAGGTTGTAAGCCTCGCCGAACATGGACCCGACGTTGCCCTCGATGATCTTCTGCGAGAGCCGGTAGAGTTGCTCGTTGTCGTAGCCGAGATAGCGGGCGTACAGGATGTGGTTGTCGTATCGCCGGTTGTTGAACCCGACGAGACGCATCTTGAACAGACCCTCTACCTCTTGCGGAGATGGGTTGATCATCTGTACCACGGTGGAGGTTCCCTGGTACTTCCAGCAGACAACGAAGAGGTTGGGGTACACCTCTACGTCGTAGAACACCAGACGATCGTCCTTGGCCTCCGGCTCAGGCTGGGGCTTGATGGGGTCATCGGACCGGAACTTCATGTGCTTGACGACCTTGAGCGCCGCCAAAGGCTGGTTGGTGCTGTCGTTGGCGAAGTTGACCAGCTTCTGCTTGAGGTCGCTCACGTCATACGTCATCCCAGACCGATGCGCTTCCTCGAGGATATGCGCGATGAAATCGATGGAGGGTTTGGTTCCCGGGTGAATCTCCTTGCGCAAGTTCCGCGCTATCAGTTCCCGAAGACCCTTCTCCGTTTTGATGGTATCGCTTGAGAGCACCTTCTTCTCCTTTAGCGGGAGTCCGCTGCTAATTGTGGAAACAGGCACGTTGTTGCATCTCGACAGCCGGCGCCGCAGGGAAGAGTCCCCGGTGTACACCTTGATCTCAATGCCGTCATCGTAGACTCGTGCGAGTTGGGAGGCGTCACCATCATAGATGTAATGGAGATGGACGCCAGAGCCTGATTTGCTAAGCTCGGCGTAGGTCGGAGGCCACTGAGAAGCAGCCGCCAAGTTGCTTTCAAGAGACTTCTCTCCATCCGGCCCTCTCAAATCGAAGTCGATGACGATGTGGTTCTCGGGGACCTTCACGAAGTGCACTTGTGAGGTGTCGATCTCCGAAAGCGTCGTTTTGACGAGTGCCCAGCGCATCCGCGGAGTATCGTCGTCCTTAGCCCCTTGCGCTGCCTGGTCGGCGTACTCCAGATCAAATATGGATGTCACTTCATCCATCACAAGAGAGAAGGCATGCTCATCGCTGTTCTTGAGCGGAGTCTTAAACGGCTGAGCTGTGAAACCCGAGTAGTAGCTCCGCACTGTTTCTCCATTGACTGTGGTCCGGTCATGGAATTCGGCGAAGTAATTGCGGAGCTCCTCTCGGAATTTGTACTGCGGGAGCACGAAGTCGATACCCGTCTCGCTGCAGAACTCCTTGTACAGGGCATAGGCCTGCTTCAAGGTACAACCATTCTGCGCTTTGAAGATATCGAAGTAGTACTCGACGAAGTTGAAGAACACGTCCGTCTGGAACATCATCTGCAACGGGCGGTACGTACTGTAATAGTTCTTCCCGAGCGTCCGATAGACCTCGAGGCAGTGGTAAGCGATCGCTCCCAGCTCGAAGTCGACCTGAGCCATCAGAGTGTGGTAATGGCTAGGCTGAAACAAATTCCCGGTCGGATGCACGTCGATCAACCGCCGAATGATGCCGGACTTGGCGTCACTGATCTTCACTGGCTTGTTCGTACCCATGAAGAGAAACGCATTGATCCGATCGGTGTAGGTTGCCTTGTACTTCTCGTTCATCGTCATGGGTTCGTGAGAGACGATGGAATTAAGCCGACCGTTATCCTCAATCTTGGACAAATCGCCATCGTACTGGATTGCCACCAGCGGATTGGATTTGAACACCTCCGTGGCGAAAGCGTTGTTCCCTACAAGAGCCTTAGCCTCGAAGGATGTGGTGTATCCCTCGAACAACTTCTCGATGATGCTGAGGATTGTGCCTTTCCCCGTGCCTCCGGACCCATAGAACACTAGGAACTTCTGGATCTTCTTTGCATCACCGGATACGACGGCGCCGATCGCCCACTCGATCTTGGCGCGTTCCTCTTCGTTGTACAAGGTTCCGACGAGCTCATCCCAAGCTGAAACGGGGCCTTGGGTTATCGAATATGGAAGCCGACGACTCACGTAGTCGGTCTTCTTGGTAACGGTGTTGGCGAAGGTCAGCGTTTCATCCAGTTGGTGGCTATTATCGCTCACGTTTCCGATGAACCTACGGAACTGATTCCAGCCGTTACTTCCGAACGAGCGGAGATACTTCACGGTGCACGTTGTGCCCTGGGCTTTTAGTTCGTCCGCACGATTACGGAGCGCACGATCGACAAGACGCTGAACGTCGTACTCGTCCGTAGACCATAGTTGCGTCTCCTCATCCCAGATAGCATAGAAAGACCGCCCGCGAACCATCAGATCTTTCGATCTGCCGACGTTGAAATCGGGATATAGCTCGAATCCGCCTTTGGTCTCTCTCGTGCTGACTTCGAAGAAATCCACTTAACCTCCTCTCGTAGTTAGATCCGTTCAAGGATATAGGCGCTGAGCTGGTACCAAAGTTCGATCTCGCGCTGATCCTGGCACGGTCCTTCCAGCGGAAATAACCCGCCTACACCGTTGTGTTTGTATTTACGCCAGATGACCTGGTCTAGTATCTCATCAATGTCTTGGAAGGGTAGTGCATCTCGATCCGTGTAGATATGCAGACCGATGTTTTCGAGCATGTGCCAGAACCAGTCGGCCGGCTCACCCTCCGCTTCGAAGGCAAGCCGGCGCGACAAGGCCACTAGCAGTTCAAGGAAGGAGCATCCAAGTTGCATCCATCCGAGATCCACATTCTCGAGCTGTTCCTGGGCGACGAACTCGTGGCGTAGATCTTTACCGTCTTCAATCCTGTTGTCATCGTTGGGGACGGTCCAGAAGAATTCCTTCTGATACAGGATCTTCATCAACCGCCAATAGGTACGGGACAGAATCTTGACACGAGGGTCGGCGACCTGACTGTAGAGCCAGTTGAAGTACAGCTCGTCGATAGGCGCCTTCACTCATCGGCCCGCCTACTCCGGGTCCAGACCAAGCACCTCGATGGCGTACCGGCCGTCCGACTTGAGAATCTCGTACTCGATCGCGAGCTTCTCGTTTCGGATGTAGACGATCTTGGCGTCCTCCGACCACCGGCCGAACTGGAGATTGTCCGGAGTTCCGATGGCCTCCGCGAACGCCTCAACCGGCTGGTCGTTCTCGTCCGCCAACACGTTGTCACCGGCGTAGTAGGTGAGGGTGACCATGTCGAACTCGTGCGCGTTCTCGAAGTGCTCTTCCTTCGTCACGAGGTAGACGATCTCGTCGGCCCGAGCCTCCATCATCGCGTCGTAGGCCTCATCGTCCTCGACATCCAGAGTCTCGCCCTGGTTCTCGAAGACGCTGTGGTGGACCACGCTGGGGCGAGTGATCCTCTCCGACACATCGACCTTGACCGGCGCCTTGATGCCTTCGGCCGGGGTGATCTTGTTGTACTTGAGGCCGTCCAGAACACGCTCGAGATCCTCGGTGGAGATCTCGTCCTTGGTCACCGCGGCAACAGCCGCAGCCGCCTTGATCTCGTCAACCTTCTCGGGGACGAGGACCTTGACGGCGTCGGCCGGATCGGCGAACTTCCGCTGATTCCGCTCGTAGAACTCCGCGGTCTTACGGAGCTCCTCTTCCATCTGCTCGTTGTACGTCTCGTTGAGACGATGCACCGCGAGCTTGTAGCCGACAGCGAGGCCGGCCGCCAGGGACACGATCGAGGCGGCCCCGGCGATGACTAGCGTCTTACGCATTGCTGTACCTCCTAGATCTGGTTGAAGATGGGGCCGTCGACGTTGAAGTCCAGCAGGATCGCGGAGTTCCAGCCGTTGACGTAGTCACGGAACTGCTGGTTCGTGCCGTCGAAGCACCCGAAGTCGATGTAGTTGTCGCTGTTGCCGCCGTCGAGGACCCAGCCGACCATCTGACCCTGCGGCGTCCGCTTCAGGCCGAGTGCCTCGTAAACCTCGTTCAGGAAGACGTAGCCGTGCGAGTGGAGGCGGTTGTTCATCTGCGCCTGAGTCGCCCGAAGGAACATCAGGTTGTAGCCGGCCCGCTTGTCCCAGTTCTCGGAACCCTCGTCGAAGAACTTGGCGTAGATGGAGGCGCCGTTGATGCCGACACGCTTGTGGTACTTGACCACCGGGCCGTTCTTGCCCTCCTCGACGATCTCCCGCTCCTCGTAGCCGTAGCGGAACTCCCGGTCCTTGTCCTCGCCGAGCTCACCCACCACCCGGGCCCGGTACTCCCGGAAACCCTTGTCGAGGGCCGCGTAGGCGGCGATCACTCCTGCGTGCCTCCGGTTCAGAACCACATGTGAACCGGTCAGCGCCGCGATCGAGGCGGCTCCCAGGATGACGGACGGTGCGTAGAGCTTGGTGATCTCCACCATGGTGTTGAGCTTGAGCTTGATGAGGTCCTTGGCGCGGTCGTCCTCGGTGTACCGCGGGTGCTGGGTCTCTTCGATCTGACCGCGAGTCTTCTCGGCTTCGGTCAGAATCTCGTCCAGCTTGAGCGTGGCCCGACTCGCCACGATGACGGTGGCCACGATGCCGACGGTGCCGGCGACGAACAGAATGGTCGGAGAGTGCTTCCGCGCAATCAGGAGCTGACGACCAGCCTTACTGGTGATCGCGTTGCGGATGGATGTGAGATTCACGTCGTTGCCCTTCTTTGTTTCATGCGGATAAGAACTGCGATGACTTGCGCATCAGTCATCTTGTCGACCTTCTCAGTCCAGCGCTTAGACTTTGAGTAGATCGACTTGAGTTGTTCACGGGCGTTCATCGCCGGCTACTTGAGGTGCTCAATCTTCGGCAGAAGGAGCAGGTAGCCATTGCCGATGCGCCTGAACGTAGCACCCTCCATGCTCGTCCACCCCAACTTGGTATCGATGGGCTCACCGGTGATACCCACGAGCTCGTAGAGGTCATGCACCGTGGCTTGCTCGTACTTGCCTACGATGTCGAACATCCGGTCGATGATGCTTTCGGCTTCGGCCCTGGTGCCGACGACGAGATCGTCCAAGGTCTCTGCGAGACGATTCGGGCGTCCGAAGGAGCGTCCTTCTTCGCGGCGGGCGGAGGTGGCCGGAGAAGAGAATCGGTTGTAGCTAACGTAGCCGTTTCCGCCAGTTGGACGGTTCGGAGTCCTGGACCGGGCCGATCGTGCGTCCCCGTAGAACCATTCCTCGACACCTCGGGTGAACATGTCGACGATCATGTCCTTGGCGGCGGGAAGGAACACATCGAAAATGGCGTTCGTGGCGGCCTGCTTCGGGTCACCTGCGATGAATGCACCGAGGAGACGACTACCCAATGGCTTCTTACGCCGGGTAACCTCTCCAGTAGTGATTCGCTCGAGCTTTTCCGGCTTCGGCGCCCTACTTGTGTTGCTGTTGCTCGGCAAATCCATGTTTTCCTCGTTCCGAAGGCAAAAACTAAAAGCCCGTGTTTCAGGGCTTTAGTTGAGTATTCTCTAGGCTTCTTTCAGGGAACGTACCGCTTCCTTCGCATCGTTCCATGCGGCGATCAGCTTGTCGATTTGCTCGTCGGTGTACTTCCTAGTGGCGTCCTTGGCGATTCCACCGATTGCAACACTCGCTGCCGCGACCATGATTTTGGATGGCATGGTTTCGGGGTTGGTGTTATTGTCGATGAATCCCTTGACGACTAGGGCAGTTCCGCCGGCTACGACGTAGCCAACCACTGCTTTCACAATGTCGGTCTTGGTCATTTCCATTTCGGTCTCCTTAGATTGGGGTCTCATTATAGGGTTGGTAGTTCTTGCGAAGACAGGGCGCCTTTACGTCACCACGGGGGAGTAACATCTAGGCGGTCGTTTAAGATCAGCATCCTGAATAAGCTTTCCGGCAGACCCCAACAGCCGTACTTACCTTGCTGATCCCCTTACCTCGCTTAAGCCCGCGGGCGCCTCATCGCGATCATGAGGAGGCCCTTGGGCACGTTGCCCTTGATCTTGCTGAGCTCCCGGTCGAACTCGTCCTGCGGCATGGCCAGAAGTTCAGCCTCGCTGTAGTCGTCCGGGAACGTCTTGGCCTTGGCCTCGGGCAGCTCGAGCGCGCCCGACGCGGCCTTCATGTGGGCCTCCATCTTCTCCGCCAGATCCTTCGGCATCACGCCGTTGAAGAACTCGACGCACTTGGCGGTGTCCAGGATGATCTCCATGAACAGCGCGGAGTAGGCCTCCGTGGCCTCGAACCGCTCCGCGACGCCCTTCTTGAGGAACCCCTTGCCGTCCGGGGCGCGCTCGCCGACGCTCCACAGGATGAGGTCCTTGAACGCCTTGATGATCTCCGGGCGGTTGTCCTCCTTCACGATGGTCTGAAGGTGGTTGGCGAACCCGCCGGGGTAGATGAGCTCCTTCTCGGTGAGCTCCGCCGCGGTCATGTTGAAGTAGAAGTCCTCGGTGATGGTGACACCGTCGAACCCGGAATAGGTGAGCTTCTTGACGATCATTTCGTTGGGGCCCTTCGGCTTTTGTTCGGATTTGCCGGACTAGTTGCGGAACTACTTGGTGGCGTGCTTCTTCGGCTCCGCCGGGGTCTCCTCGGCCACGTCCTCGGTCTTCTTGCGGGTCTTCAGCCAGAAGACGGTGCCCACGACGGCCACGGTCACGACGCCGGCAACGACCAGACGGGCCGGGGTGATCAGCTTGGTGTTCTCCTTGACGGCGTCGACGACGGTCTCAACGGCGGTCTCGGTGTTGTTCTTCATTGCGGAGTCTCCTTAGTTAGGCGTATTGCCATGGTTTTTGGAACAAATGACGGTATCGGCTAACCCATTCGAAAGTAGTTCCGAGATGGCGATACCTCGTACGTGATGACGATGCACGGTCGATTGTCGTCCGACATCTGGGTGGAATATGAAACCTCGAGCATCCTGTCCAGATTCCAGCCGAGTTCTTCGGAAAGGCCCGTTTGCGGGAGGCCGATCTTGTCGAAGAAATCCCCGAGCGAGGCATAATGGCTGTGGATGATCTGCTCGTTGATGTCGTTCTGAGCCTTCCGGATGGTCTCGATATCGCTCAGGAAATATCGAGCCGTCAGGTGGTCGTAGCAGAGAACGTTTCCGTTGACGATAATGACTTCGTTCTTGCTTACCGGGTTTCTCTCGATTCGCTCCTTTGCGATCTCGTCCCGGACAACAAGTTCCTTCTTGTCACCAATCTTCTCGATGACCTTCTCGCGGTATTCCTCGAAGGCCTTCTCAGATATGGCGTAAGCCGACGCGAGGGCTGCGGCACGGCGTGCACTCACATGGTGCGAGAATATGATGGCCGTGACTGTGATCAGGCCGGTCCCCACCGCGGGGACGTAGAACTTCCAGGCTGCCTGGAAATGTTCTGTTCTGGTTCTTTCGAACCGATAGTCGCGGTCGTAATAGCCCTCTTCCGCGAGAATCTCCATGTACTTGTAGGTTGCCTTGGCAGCGAGATAGGCCGTCGCCACAGTACCGGTGACCCCTATAGCGGTCATGATCAACGGCGAATTGTCGGCGACGACCTTCTCTGCCTTCTTGAGGAGCTGGGGAAGGTTAAGCATGTGCGCGGTACTCCAGTTCCTCTCTCGCAGCTTTCTCTTCTTCCGTCTCGTCGTAGTACATGCCACCGGGAAGGTACTTGGCCTCCTCAATCATCTTGTTCGCGCCGGTGATCTTCATAATCACCCACCACACGAACCAGATGCCGGCGATCCATGCCCAGATCTGGAATGCGAGCTCGGTTGCGGGATGGAGTGGCTGTGTGAACAGTTCCATCAGTTACGCTCCTTGTCTACTACCAAGCGTGGACCATCTCTTGCTCTTTCAGGAGCGCGGCGAAGTATTCCTCGTCGCCGAAGGGAAGAACCTTTCGGGTCTTCTCACGAACCCTCTCCAGATACGTCGGCTCTGCCGAAGGGGTCTCGTGACGGTATTGCTTTTGAGTCTTGTCGTACGCGTGCCTCGCACGGTACTCCCGGGTCTCCTCCACCATGGCGGTGAAGAGGTGGTCTGAATGGCCGGCACGTGCCAGCTCCTGACTTCGCTCGAGTCTCGACTCTTTGAACTCGTCTGAGGCCCACACACCACAGACAGCGAGGAGCACAACGATGCTGAGGGAGAAGGCCACCTTGGCGACAAAGGCGAGCACTTCCAGGATACTGATGAACGTTTCCATTTTGGTACCTTTCTCTAGCGGGTGGTTTTGTGTATGGATATAAGCACCGCGTCGGTACTGGACACGCACAGCCCCCGTGATCTGTATCGACTGAGGCCGCGGGGATTTCCCGACGCGGTGCATATAGGCAAACACAAAACCATACGACGGGTCAGGTCGTATGGTGAGGTCTAGTAGGGTCACTTCTCAAGCTTGTTCAACACGAGGGCGCAGGCCACGACGGTCACGACGGTGGGAGCGAGCGCAACAGTGATGTCGCGAGCGGTCTTCCAGCCGTTCTTGGTGGTGGTCTGAACGGCCTTGGTGGTGGGCTTGTTCATGATGGTTCTCCTTAGTTAGGGGGTCTCATTATAGGGGTTGTAATTCCTGCGAAAAACCAAAGCCCGTGTTAGGGGCTGTTGGCTTTTGGATCACTCTCCGGTGAGCCAACGGTTGTACTCGTCGGTCAGGTTGTGGTCGGCCATGAAAGTCTCGAGTTGCCGGGCGTTGCGGTACATCAGGATCAGGAACGCTGATGCGGTCATGCCTGCTGCCAGCTTGGCGCGGTGTTTCACGAGGAACTTCCAGAGGGACAGAACCTTGGCCTTTACGTTGTCGTAGTCCATTGGTGTCTCCTTAGATAGGGGTCTCATTATAGGGGCTGCGAATCTTGCGAGGTTTCTCCAAATTTCCCACCCGGGATTTTTTGGATCTGGAAAAATTTATAACGCAGGTAAAAACATAAGACGTGTACGAGTGGCTAGCTCGTACACATCCTACGTCGTCCTTCTTTGGGGTCTCATGTCATCGCAGTTTTCCTACGAAGCCGAGCGCCTTTGAGGCCACGACTCCCATTCGTTCGAAGTTCAGGATCAGGAGGATGCCGAGGAGGTTGGCTCCGATCAGTGCCAGGGTGTCAGGGCTCACTCGCCATGAAGGGTTTGTTTCTTTCTTCAATTTGATGAGCTTGATCAGCTGGTCTGCTGTCTTTGCGTATCCCTCTTCATCCGCACTGAATCCCTTCAGTTCGTTAAATAGGTCGTCGATGGCCGCGTCGAGCGCGGTGTCTTCGTTGGAGTTCTTCTTGATGAGCATTATGGCTCCTTCAGTTAGGGGTCTCATTATAGGCGGTGTTTATTCCGCGACCCCCTGAACCGGCGGAACTGTTGGCCGGCGCACTTTGAAGTTGATCGCCTTCTTGCTCTCAAGCGCGTCCCAGTCGATGGACAGAAGCTTGAGGTTCGAACCTTCTCCGCCGGGGTCAGGTTCCAGACTGAGAACCCCGTCGTACTGAGCCCCGGATGCTTCGTGCATGGCGCGGGCGAACGTGAGCAGAACGCCCACGAATACTCCCAGAACGGCGATGGTACCCGAAACCTGGGCCTGGTAAGGGAAGTGCCAGATCTCAGCGAGCCCGAAATATAGGGCCGAGAGACCAGGGAGGAGGATCTGAGCAACCAGCCGCAGCCGGTTATAGGTCCTATCCGTCAATAAGGTCGTCGGCGTGTTCGTTTCCACTTGGTGCACTCCTTGTCTTAGCCTCGACGAGTAGTTCGGCGTATTTTGCCCTCGATCGCAGCGGCAGATTGGATACTTCGGCGGCAATGCGCTCGGTCACCCCGTTGCCGCCCAGGGCTTTGTAGGGCTCGTAGAGGTACCTGCGGTAATCCTCATACTCGTCCCGCGTTATCCACCCTCGCTCGATGTAGCCGAGCCCCATGGAAATGATCTTGTCGTAGGCCAACCCCATCAAGAGCTGGTTGTTCTGGCGCCGGCCGTTGTCCTTGTACTGGACGTAGGCCCAAAAACCAGACGACGCAATCAGGGTCCCGATCACCGTCAGGAGGGTTTGAAGCCAGGGGTTCACTAGGGTCTCCTCACACATAGTTAGATGGTCTCCTTCCAGACGCCAGCTACCTTGACGTAAGGACGAGCCAATTTCCAGACTCCGCCGTCTTTCACGTAAGGCACGGCAATCTTCCAGACCCCGCCGTCCCTAATACGGACACCGGCGATAGTCATGGCACTCGTTTGGGCAGAATATGCACTCCAACCAACCGAGTTCTGGGCCCTGACCTTGAAATAGTAGGTCGTTCCAGGGGTGAGGCCGGTGATGCCCTTGGGGGACGTCGCCGAAGTTACTGTGTTCGACGGCGACGATGGGTTTGTCCCATACGCGATTTCGTAGTTCGTGATCGCGGCGCCCCCGTTGCTGTTCGGAGTCCACAACACGTCCAGGGTAGTCGGCGTGATGTTGGCGAACGTGGGCGCATTTGGTGCTGCGGGCACTGTGGCCCTAGATATGGCTTGGTTGAACGTTGTTGGTCCACCAAAGCCGCTCGTGCCGGTTGCTTCCAGCTTGAACGTAACCGTCTGGGAATACGTGATGTTCCAGGAACCGAGCATCCGCCAACCTGCGCCAGCGAAATAGTCGTATTCCTGGATGCCACTGGTACTACCGTTGATGGTGTAACGCCACGGAAGCTGATGGTTGAACGTAGTGCTGTTATTAGAGTTCAGCCAGAACTCTACCGTGCCAGACGCAGCTCCAGGAGCATTGTCTCGGATCATCATTGTGCCGGAGTTACCGGTAGACCTGGTGTAGTCAGTCATGACTCACCTACGAGATGATCTTGAAGTAGATATCCCCGTTAGATCCGCCAGATGGGTCCGCGGTGCCGGACGAGATTCCGGCGGCGGCCTGATATCCGGCATGGCCGACAGGGATCGTGTTCTTGACCTGTGCTATGTAGTCGCGCGACCTGTTGATCTCCGTGTCAACGGTATTGAGCAGAACGACCGCTCCGTCGACCAAGGAGAAACCGGCAGCAGCGGCGTCATCTCCAACAGCCATTGTTCTCTCCTAATTGGCGTCGATCGTGCCCGAGGCAGCGTCGATGACCATGTCCGGGGGTGCGTCGTCGATAGAACCCGCAACGATGAACGAGTCGATAACCAAGGTTGGGTAGGACTTCGTGCCTTCTTTGTCAGACACGAATATCTGCTCGGACACCTTCATGATGCTGCTGGTTCCCTCATCGTTCTGAAACTCAACAAGGTCGCCGAGATTGTAGTCCGTTCCGTACACGTACTTGTTGTTGCGGTTGAGCTCCCCATCGAAGGCAGTGAACCGACGATATTTGGCAAGCTCTTCCTTGCCTCGTTGGATCATCTGCGCTGAGGCCGTAGCCGGAACGCCCGACGTAATATCCTCAGCTACCACGATCAGAGCATTCCGCTCGAACCCGGCGATAGAGGAGCTAACGTCGTCTGCGTACACAGTCTCGCTACCCACCGGCGAGAGAACGTACGCAACGTTCTTGTACAACGCAATCGAGGTGAGCTCCGTGGTGTTGGACAGGTTGTCCATTCCCTTAGAGAAGACCACCGCGGGGAGCGAGGTCTGGTTGGTCGTACGATCGCTGCCCATATAGATGTCGTAATACAACGCCCACGTGGTTGGGTGGCGGACCAGCCGGAAACCCATGCGCCATTGGTCGCACAAGTTCTTCGTGGCCGCGTATAGCGAGATAGGGTCGATCTCCACAGTTACAGCATCCGGCGGTTCGGATATTGTGTCAGCCGGCAACAACGGCATCCGGGATTCGTTTACCCCGGATATGACGTCGCCAGAATTCACCACGCCCGTCACACAGATGTCGTGGAAGTATTTCCTGACGATGTCGGCTGGCTGGTCTGTGATAGACCATTTCGGGGTCGCCGTCAGATCCCCCATGGTGCTACGAGCCATGCGACTTGTGAGGATGGCTTCGATGGAGCGGCCTCGGACGATTAGAACTTCTTTGCCGTCCTTATCCGTGGTGTCCTCGGTCGTCTCAATCACCATGATGCGATACGAAGCATCAATCGAGATCCATAGTCCGGCTTGCAAGCGACTCTTGTTGTCCCGAGTGGAGTGGAGCTTCCACTCAAAATCGCCGTAGCCAGAGAATCGTTCGGTCCAGATAAGCGACTCGTACTTGTCCACCACCGAGATATTGCGACGAGAACTATCGAGGATATACACCTCCATCACAAACCTCCGTGTCGTTCAAGGAACGAGTAGTTGAAGGGGATTGCCGCTCCTGTGGCATAGAACCGGAAATAGTTCACCCCCGGCTGCAGCAGGAACCATGCCGAGTTCGGCTGTCGTCCGTACAAGAACGAGCTCTGCACCGACGATCGGGTTAGTGTGACTGCCTTGGCACCCACGTTCGTATTCACCGTCACAACGTCCGCGTTGAGCATGGACGCAATAAAGTCGAACTGCCGAACGATGTTATCCGGCGGACGGTGGTAAATCGTGAAACCCGCCAACGTCCGATCCAGCAGGAGATCGAACACAATCCCCGCTTCCACGGTTCCGTTGTACGTGAAAGAAAACTCGGTCGTGTCAGACACTGTGTTACCCGAGCCAGTCACCGCGGTTAGCTCCACGAAATCCGGGTCCGGACAAATGATCGAGATGGTAGCCACCGGCTCTTGGACGAAGAACGGTGTTTCGTAGGTTTCGACGTAACCGTCGATCGCCACGATCGTACCGTCCGAGTCGTAGAACCTGAGGTTTACCGAGGCCTTGGTCATGAACCAGGCGTACAGGGCGCTCCGGAGCGCCCGGACGGAACCCGTTGCGTAATCGGGCTCCAATCCGAGCGTCAGGATGATGTTGCGAGAGTTGCGCCGCGATGTCTGGTATTGGACTCCATCGAGAGACGCGAACTCCGACGACACGATCGTGGCCTGAACCGGATCAATGCCGTCGATGTTCCTAAGAACGTACCCGTCAGTTATGTCATCCAACAGCAGGGTCAGGAGTGCTCCCGCGGGGTTGCGTACTTCTACTTTGGTAAGCATTAGGGCGCCACCGCCTCCTTCGCCTTAGATATTTGGTTTCTCGTCTGACGGTAGATCTCCGACTCCGACAGAGCCTTTGGAGAAGAGTTGTACTGGTTGAAGGTGAAGTTATCGCCGTCGCTGGTATCGGCGTTATCCGCAGCCAGGTCCTGGTTGGTCTGGAAGCCGCTGCCGGCCTCATTCGCCTTCTTGACCGTAGCGTCCAAGACGATCGGTGTCGTCCGGAACATTGCGCCGATCTGGTCCGCGCTCTTCCTGATGTTGGTCAGATCAAGTACGGGTCGGATCGTTGGCTGCATATCGATGGTAGTGCTCAGACCGTCCCCAAGCCCAGATATAGTCTTGCGCAGGGTAGTCATAGCGCCCTCGCCGACGTCGGCAGCGGACGAGTTAACAACCTTGGCGTACTTGTCCAGACCTGCGGCCATGCCTTCATCAGACATGCGGCCAATCCACTCGAACTCCTTGGACGGGGAGTTGATCCCCAGGACGTCCATAGCGGTCTTGAGGGCGTTCTTAGCCACCTTCTTCGCTGCGTCCGCAATGACGCTCGAGCCTCCAAGGAGACCCTTGGCCATGCCTTCGATGATGGCGGTCGCCAAGTTCCCGCCAGCCTTGCCAAGCGCCTCGGAGTTATTCCGAATCGTGTCGGCGAGACCGTTGATGAACTTGATGATGAACTCAGCGCCGGCCTTCAGCACCTTGGGTAGCCCGTCTCCGAGACCCTTGATAAAGTTGGCCACGATCTCCAGAGCCACATCCACGATCTGACGGATGTTGTTCCGGATAGCGGTGAGTACTGCCAGCAACAGCTTGTACGCCGCTTCAGCTAGCTTGGGCGACCCCTCGATGATGACCTTTGCCAGGAGCGCGATCAACACCAAGAGTGCTTCGCCTAGCTTCGGCGAGATATCGATGATTGCTTGCAGAAGAGCAAGGAGGATCGTCGTGATCGCCTTGAGGATGGCGGGTCCTGCGTTCCCAATAACACCTGCGATGGCCACCAGACCCAAGCCGATTTGCTCAGCCAGAGCCGGAATGAGACCGATCAGTCCGCTGACGATAGCGATGATCGTGGTCACGAGGGCCGCGCCAGATATGCTCAGCGCGGTCACAGCTATCGAGAACGCCAATATGCCGACACCCGCGGCGAGGAGACCCACGCCGATGAGTGCGATCGCGATACCCAACCCAAGCAAGGTCGGGATCACGGGGGTGAGCAGAGCTCCAGCAAGGCCGATGATAACGAACACGCCGGCCAAAGCCACGAGACCCTTGATGATCTCGCCCCAAGACATCTTGCCGAGGGTGCCGAGAATCGGTGTGAGAATCGCCAGTGCGCCCGCAACGACGAGCAAGGCCGCAGCCCCCGGAAGGGCCTCGGTCATGAATATCATTGCAACGGTGATGATCCCCAGAGCACCCGCCAAGGTGACGAGACTCTTCGCGATCTCAGACCAACTCATCCCGCCCATCTTGCCGAGGGCGTCCGCAATCATCCCCAGAGATATAGCAACAATGAGAATGGCTCCGGCGGACAAGGGGGCTGTAGGAGCAGCGTCTGATAGAACCACAAGTGCCGCGGTGATCAGCGTCAGCGCAGCCGCCATGACAACCAGGCCTGCGCCGATGTCAGCCCACTTCATCCCGCCCATCTTTGCGAGGGCGTCGGCCATGAACCCCAGAGATATCGCCACGACCAAGATCGCCGCAGCTGAGAGTGGGGACGTGGGAGCCGCATCCGACAGGACGACCAAAGCCGCCGTCATCAACGTCAGACCACCGGCCATTACGGTCAGACCTCGACCGATCTCAGCCCAAGAGAGCTGAGCAAAGTCCTGGATCGCACTCGCCAGGATCTTGATGCCCGCCGCGAGAAGGACAATGCCAACCCCGGAAAGCACACCGCCCTTCTCCACCGCTGCGAACTTGGTGAAGAGAGTCAGCGCAGCGAGAACTGCTCCGACCCCAAGTAGACCCTTCGCCATATTCTCCCAGCTAAGACCAGCCAGGTCGATAACAGCGCTAGCGAGGATCTTGATCGCACCCGAAAGCAGTGTGAGTGCGATACTTGTGGCAATGAGACCAGGCGCCGGCGGCATCAACTTGACGACGGCCACAAGGGCCCCGAGCAGAACCGTGACACCGGTGAGGCCACGGGCCAGCTCTTCCCACTTCAGATCGGCCATTTGCTTGACCGCGATAGTGAGAATGTTGATGGCGATCGCAAGCAGGATGAGGCCGCCCGTCACAAGCGGCATCTTGGCAAGACCCGCGAATCCGGACATCTTCTCGAACAGCAGAAGAACGCCGGCGAGCTGACCGAACATAACCGTGATCGCCGTCAAAGCCCGGGTAAGGCCGGCAGCGTCCACTGTGGAGAGTTGCTTGACCGATATGGTGAGAATGGCAATCGCCGCAGCAATCTGGAGGAGCGTCGCCGCCCGCAGAGTGTTCTGCATCGACTGCATTGTATTCGTGAGCTGGTTGAACGACTCCGAGATCGACTTCAGCAGGCCGGTAGCTCCACCACGACCGAACATATTGCGGATCGTCAGAATGAAGGCGCCGAACAAGCCGGTGTTGATCCCCTTGAGAACGTCCGAGAAGTCGATCGCTTGAATCGCGTTGTAGACGTAGGTCCCGAAGTCTCCGAACAGGGCTGCGAACTTAGCCCCAAGACCTGAGGCGTCCTTGGCCACGTCGTCCAAGACGGATATGACTCGAGACCAGACGTTGGCGATCAGTTCGCCTAGTCTTGTAAGAGGCTCAAATTTGGAGAAGAAGGTCGTGATGCCGTCGATCGCCTTCGCTTCATCGAACTGCGAGAACATCCCCGCAAGGAATCCAATGAGGATCTTAATCAACTTAATCGGAACCTCGAGGGCCTTCCCCACCGCGCCGAATATCTTCTCGAAGCCTTCGCCCTGCTGGATCGCAAGACGTAGCGCAACGAGGAAGTCGCCGATCCTGGCCGTTATGTCCAGAATATTCCCGGACCCCTCGAAGGTGATCCCGAAGAGTCTGGCAAGGGTTGAGGCGACGACCTTGATCAGATCCCAGCCGATCCCCAAGATCGCAAACAATCCGGCGAAAGTCCTCCGGAGCTTATCGGCCGCTTCAGAGCTGATCGTCAGACCCGCTGTGAAGTTCTTGATCGCAATCGAGATCTCGTAAAGCTGTCGACCTGTGACCGCCGGGAAGATATCGCGGAACGCATCCCGGATTGGCCTCGCCACGGCGATGAACGCATTGAACGCATTCGTGATCGAGTCGATGATGGCCGTACGGCCACCCAGTTCCTTCCAGTCCCCCAGAACTTCGTTCCGCATGTCGGCGGTAGCCTTGATATATGCGCCAAGGACATCGCTGACGTTTGTGAACATCGTTCGGGCTTCTTCGAAGTCACCGAATATGAGCTGCCAGGTCTGAGCCCAACCCGAACCGGCCGCTTCCTGCAGGGTGTTGACTAGCTGCGAAAGCGTCTTGACCTTGGTAGCGGCTTCTTGGGCGGTCTTGCCCATCTTGAGAATTCCGGCGATCTGCTGATCGTTGTATCCCATTGCCTTCAGCTGAGCGGCAGTGAGATCTCCGGTGAACTTCGCAAGAGTCTCGGTCAGAATCTGGCCGGTAAGCCAGCCGTTCTCGAGGGTGTTACGGAAGCTACCCGCGTCCTTAACCATCTTGTCGATGGCCACACCATGGATGCGAGCGGTCTCCATCAGGGCATCCTGGAAGACCTTACCGCCCATGCCGGCGTTGACGACCGAGTTCCAGTCCATCAGGGCGACCTTGCCCGCGGCCAGAGCCTGGGACAACTGGTACATCGCGGTGGCAGCCTGCTGGGAGTTTGACCCAGATATAGCGGCCAGGTTCGCGATACCCTTGATCGCTTGTGTGGCGACTTCCAGCTTGACACCGGCCGCCGTGAACGTACCGATGTTCCGAGCCATCTCGGAGAAGTTGTAAATGGTCTGGTCGGAGTACTCGTTCAGAATCTGCAGAGCTTTGTTGACGTCATTCAGACCGGTGTTCTGCCACTGGGTATTCGACAAGATCGTCTGGATCGAGTTGAGATTGATCTCGTACTCTTCCAGACCAGACTTAATGGGGTCAACCGTGAGGGACTTGACCAGCGTGAAGCCTGTCTCAACTGCACGGTTTGCGATGTTGGCCAGAGCGGTGATTGCGATGACGGACATGGCCCGGAAGCGGTCCGCAATGCTGTTGACACCCTGCTCGATATTTCCGAGCGAGACATTACGAGCCGCGTTGGCGACATCGGTTAGGCCTTTGGTGGCCCCTTCGAGCTTCAAACCCTTGTTCAGAGCGTCAAGGGACGCCATGGTTTGCTTCGTGCCGTCTTCGAACTGCTTGTTGTCAAACTTCATACTGACAACGCGCTCGTCAACGCTGCTCATGCGGAGGTCACCGCCTTCCATGCCTTGTCTGCGATCTGGTTGAATATGGGTCTGATTGCCGGATTGATGTAGTCCTCGCCCTGGACGAAGCCACCGGTACCAGTTCCGTAGCCGTACTGGAGCATGATGGCCACAGGGAATCCGTTCTCAACGTCGGAGTTGTACCAAGTGATGTTGTACTTGCCATTGCGTCCGCCGACCTTGTAATACCACGAGGAAGCGGCTTGACCGCTATCAACTGGCGTGGCCATGGACAAGGCCTGTACACCCGCATCACCGCAGGAGTTCAGGATGCTGATTATGTTGAGTCTTTGCATCGACTTGAGGAACGACTCAGTGTTCTTGAACGAGCCGCTCGATGATATGGTCAGCATCCTGCCTCCCTCCAGCTACTTGACGGCTTGAACGAGCACGCTGGCGCCGGAAAGCGACACGAGCCCGGTGTTGTGGACAGTGACGTTGACGTGTGATTCGTCCACGATCGACACGGCCGTGACTTCGAGCTTGCCCAGCACCGTAAGACCTCCGAATACGATCGGAGCGACGCTGAAGTTCGTGTCCGCGAAAGCCGCGTTAAGCGTGACCGTGACCGTTGTCGACGCGTTGATTCCGAGAGTGCCTACAGCCTCGATGCCCGACGCTGCAGTAACCTCGTCGTTGACCATGTCGCCGAGCTTAACGAACATGCTGTCGAACTCGGCCTCGGTCATGCCGGAAGACATGGTTCCGTCCGGGCGCCAGAGGAAATAACCGTTCTCTGGGGCCGACCACTCATCGAAGATGTCGTCGCCGAAGTCCTGCTTGATCGTCAGGACGTTGTTGTCCTCGTTGTACGACCAGGTTCCAGGCTGTCCGTCGGATGCGGCGTCAAATATCGCTGCCGCGTTCGTTCCGTCGTACTGGGTGTAGTGTACGTACTGCACCGCTTGGTTCTCGTACATTCGTCTCCTTCTTTACGCTGTACGTTCCCACATGTAGTAGGCCTTGTAAGGCGGAAGAATAGAGAAAGCCGTTCCAGAGCCCGTCGCGCCTGATGTTCCAGAAACGCTGTGCGAGTGTGCACCAGCGGGCCATAGCTGGTTGGTATAACGGCTGTCGTAACCGGAAGTGATACCGGTCGAATGCAGGGTCTTTTCGGTAGTACCTGTCGCGCCATCGTTGTCTCGAGCGATATCGTGCGTGTGATCGCCCGTACTGTTGGTCGTAGCACTGAACGAGTGAGTGTGCGAGGGAAGTTCACCAGTGTCTAGGGTCTTTGTAGCTGCGCCACCAGTTGACCCAGCAGAATATGTCGATCCGGCCGCCATCAGAACCCGATCTTGGATCGCAGTCCAAGTTCCAAATCCGAAAACTGTTGCCGGACTTGTCGATGACGATGAGATATAGACGCATCCTACTGGATAAACCGCCTTCAGAAACTCCTTAAGTCCCGCAGGAGTCACCGCCCGTACTGTGTCTGTACCGGCCAAGGCCTCCGCCACCGTGGCTAGTTCGACTTTTCCCTTGACAGTGTCGCTAGCGTCTGGAACCAGCGTTCCCACTGCGGCGGCGAGTCCTGCGGGTGTCACTGCGCGGACCGTATCTGTTCCAGCCGTCGCTTCCGCGTCGGTAGCAAGCTCGACGATACCTTTGATCGTCGTAGTCGCATCCGGAACCGAGGCGATCATGTAGCCCGCGTCGATTGTGGTGCCGTCGTGCTGTTCGAGAATCAGGTGACCTGACCCATCGATATGGCCGCCAATCACCGTATCCGCTTCGAGCGCCAGGAGACGGTCCAAGGTCATGCTCTGTACCGTAGCCATGGGTCCTCCTTACAGGGAGCTGATTTGGTAGGTGTTGGTGTCAATGTTGATCACAGACGGCCAAGTTACCTCGAACGTCGTCGAGGTGAGCATCGTGATTGCGTCATCGGGGCCATCGATCGTGAACGTCCCATCGCCGTGATCAGTGACGATAAGAAGCGATCCCGCTTCGACCAAATCCCAGACTTCTTGCGGCTCTGGTAGCCTCGGATCGGTTGAGTCAGTGCCATAGAGGATGTCCTCCAGATCCGCCATAACCCAAGGATATGCAAGCGTCCCATCGAGAATGAGATGCGCACTCCGAGCAGCATTTGGCATGTCAATCGGCAGCGTTGTGAAGTCCCAGCGGAAAGCGTTCGGGTTTTGTTGCACGTAGTTCCGATCGGAGGGAACCAAGACAACATTGTATACCAAGTGCAACCGGTAAAACTCCCCCGCAGCAACTCGGTAGCTCATCCCGAACGTTTGCGCTCGTTGTTGGACAAGCACATTGGAGTAGAGTTCGTCAGGATACGTGAAGGCTTCGATCGATCCCGAGAATTCTCCGCGAGTTCTCCTTGCACGAGTCCGCACTCCGTCCAGATATCGGACTTTCACCTCCGTTGTTGGAACTTCGTCGACTTTCGTCAGCCCATTCCATCCAACACCAGGTCCGATCGTAGGATATAACACACCACGGTCAACGCCGATTTCGATGTCGTCAGGGGTCTCCCAAACGATCTTGGTCATGTCCCCTCCTAAGCGAATATGGCGATCAAAGCATCCGGATCAGGCAGGGATGGGTTCGTTGAGACCGTTCCGTACAGCAGATCCTCGAGTTCGGCCAGAGCCGCTGGATCGGAGGTTTTGGAGTCGACCACGAAATGGGCCGTCCGCTTAAATCCCGTCACCGGTGGCGGGAGAGTGGATATAGCCCACGTGTACTTGGATGGCTCGACTGTGTCGCTGATTGTGGCGTTGTTCCGAGTTGCCGGTGCTGCCAAAGCGTTGTAGACGAGATGAAGCTTGTACCCGTAGTCGGGACCGTCCAGATCGTTGCCCAGCAGTGTTCGGTACGCCAAACCGAAGGGTTGGCGAGGCTGTTGCGTGGCGATCAACCCTGTGTGAATGGTTGCGTTCCCCTCGCAGGGTCCGAACTCCACAGGAGCACCCAGAGCCTCGATGGTCGCGGCGAACTCCTCCGCGGACCGAAGGTTCAGGTACTTGACGCCGTCGATATAGTACGGACGCTCCTCGGCGCCTGTAGGGGTCTCATTCACAGAGAGAAGACCGCTCCAGGCAACACCAGCGCCTGAGGAAGGGAAAAGCACCCCTCGGTCAATTCCGAGCTCGAAGAAACGTTCTCCACGAGCTCCCCACACGATTCTTGCCACTGGTCCTCCTCTCAGCCTCTGGTTCCGTACTTCTGCTTCCGCTGAGCGTTCAGCGCGGTCTGCCGGCTGGCTGCTTCTCGCTTCGACATCTTCTTGGGCGGTGTGTTCTTGGCGTTGCAGACCTTGATCAGCATGAGCAACCGATTGAGGTGCCAGTACTGGCACTCGAAGGGGATGTTCAATGCGATCATCCAGTAGTAAATAAGCTCACTGGTGATCTGTTCCCGCATGGGGCTCTGATTGGGTGCCTGCTTGACGGTCGTCGCCGTCATCTTGGCGTCGATGTAGGCGTTAACCTCATCAAGGTTCGTTTGGGAGAGTTTCTGGAGAAGTCCCTCGGGGTATTTTGGAGTCATGATCATGCACTCCAAATAGAAAAGGGTCTCTTCCGTAGTCTTGGTATCCTTCAAGAAGGGTTTACAAAACTTTGACTCCCATTTTGACAGCGAGACCAGAGAATGCTCCAACTCCAGCTCGAAAGTCTCGCCCGAAACGAATTCGTTCTTCTCTTCGTCGAATTGTTCGTCGGACAACTGTACTGCAAGTCGAAGCATTCCCTGATCTCCTTTCGCTGCTAGGCGAAGACGTGCACCCAGCGGTCGTCGACGATGGCCGGGAACTTGTAGCCGGCGGCCGGGAAGGCCTGCACGATGACATCCGCGGTGATGGCGTGGGTGCCGGCAGTCTGGACGACACCGTTCATCTTGTAGATGACGCCGGTGACAGACGGGATCGTCACGAGGTCCGTGCCCGAGTCGTAGGTCGACGCGGTCGGCGTGACGGTCGTGATCGTGCCGGCGAACAGGGCCGCGACGGCATCCGGCAGTGGGAGAGACGGATCGGTCGAGACGGTCCCGTAGAGGAAGTCCTCGAGGGCCGCCAGGGCCGTTGCGTCCACCTGGGTCGAGTCGATCTCGATGCTGGACACCGGCTTGCCGCCAGCCCAGGCCACCGGAACGGTCATGACGTCCCAGCTGAAGGTCATCGCCTCAGGCGAGTCGTTGATGGTCGAGTGCGCCTTCTCCGACGGCGACGCAGTCGCACCGTAGACGAGGTGCAGCTTGTAGCCGGCCTCAACGCCCTCGAGATCGTTTCCGACCCGGGTACGGTAGGAGAAGCCGAACGGCTTGCGAGGCTGCTGACCGAACTTCAGACCCGGCTCGGGCTGAGCCGAACCGTCGCACTCGGCGAACTCGTCCGGGTAGGTGAACGCCTCGATGGAGCCCTCGAACTCCTCGTACGAGTAGAGGTTGACGTACTTGATGTTGTCGGCGTACTGAGGGTTGGCTTCGCCACCCGTCGGCGACTCGGTGACGGCCGTCAGGCCATTCCACGCGAAACCCGTCGTGTAGTCGCCGCTGACGTCCTGGCGGTACAGCATGCCTCGATCGACACCGGTCTCGAACACCCGCTCGCCGACGAGGTCCCACTGGGCCCTGGTCATGATTGATCTCCTTCGAAGTACAAGTTGAATACGTCGTGGTTGAGGTTGCCCACCGCATACCCGCGATTATGGAGACACGACGGCAAGCCCGCGATCTTGTCCCAGATGGCTGAGTCCGGATCTCGAGCAATGTAAGTCACCAAGTATCGCTTCGTGATGCGGTATGGATTGTTGTCAGCGAACTCGCTCTTCGCGTTGTCTCTCTTGTAGACGATGCAAGGGTACTGCATCGTCACATTCGCACCTGGTTGGAAATATACAAAGTCCGAACCAAGAATCCCCTTGAGGATGTCATGGAGCTTCTGGCGTTGGGCCATTGTAAAGCACCCCCAACCTTAGGATAAGGCGGGGAGGCTGCACTTCGACGTCACTTACCGTCCACAGCTTCCCCGCCCAAGCCACATAGCGAATCGCAAAGAAATGTTCGCTGGCGTAAGCGTCCGCGACGACACTTATGGAGTTCCCCACCCGGACATCGAGGTTTACCTTCTCGGCCTCCTCGAGTTTACGGGAGTTGCGAACGACATCGCCGGTGTACATCTTTTCGACGATCTGTTCGACAAATATCCCGCTTCCGGATGGGGATTCCACAGTCCCGTCGGCGTAACCGATCGCGCCGCGAAACCTTGGCATTGCGAGTCCCCTCGCTTAGTCGCGAGTGAAGGTCCACTCGTCGTTGATGTTGTCGGCCAGGTAGTAGCCCGACGCCGGCGTGGCGACCACGGTGATGGACGCGCCCGAGGCGATTGCCGCCTGAGCACCGGTGGACAGGGTCGCGCCCGTGTCCTTGTTCTTGTAGACCACACCCGTGGTGGCGACGATGGTCACGACGCCCGTGCTCGACACGAAGGTCGGAGCGTTCGGGGTCACCAGCGTGTCGGTGCTCGTCACGGACTTGTAGATCTGCGCCGACTTCACCTTGGTGAGCGCGCCGGACAGGCGAGCCTCCATGAGGTACTTGTACTTGTTGAAGTCGATGTCGAAGTCGTCGAACCGGGTGATCTCGCCGCCCTTGGTCGTGCCGACGTTGTAATCGCGGAGGTTGACGAGGATCGCGATCAGATCGGTCTCCTCCTCCATGGCCTCGACGGGCACGATCTTGGAGACGCGCATCTCGGTCGCCAGCTCCTCCAGGTTGCGGTACAGCCGCAGACCGGTGAGATCGCTGCGCAGGGTCAGCATCTTGGCGATGTGGATCTCGGTCGTGAACATCGTCGGCAGACCGGAGCCCTTGTAGTAGCGGCGGCTCTCGATCACCTTGTCGATGAACAGGAGGTAGTCCGGCGTGGCGCCGAGGTTGACGTTGATCGTGTGCGCGTAGTAGTCGTGGTCGTGCAGGATCGAACGGATGCCGTCGCCGGAAGACGCACCCGCCGGGTCGGCGATCTTGTCCTCGTCCTCCACGTCACGGCCGTCGCCGATGAGGATCGCTCGCGCGATTTCCTCCTCCAGCATGAGCCGGATCTCGCCCCAGAGCCAGGCGACGACGTCCATCTCGGTGATGTCGACGATGTCGTCCCGGTCGAGGCCCTGCTTCTTGTAGACCGTGGTCGGGCCGGTGGTCCGCTTGGTGAGCGCGAAGAACTCTTCCTTCTTCATCGAACCCTTGACGTAGCCCTTGGCACGGGCCGCCAGCAGGGTCAGGTTCGCCACCATGGTCTTGATCTTGGAGAAGGGGGTCTTGCTGGTGCCGTTGAGCACCTCGGCGACCCACTCGGTGCGGCGCTTGTCCCACTCGGGACCGTCGCCGACCATCTTCGCGTCCGGGAACAGCAGCTCGATGTTGTCGATGCCGTGCTTGAGCTCGAGGCCCTTCTCCTTCTTGAAGGACTGCCAGGCCTCCTTGAAGGAGCCGCAGCGCTTGAACTCCTCGGCGATCGAGACCACGTCCGAGTGCGCCAGGTACCGGAGCTTGCCGTTCGTCTGGTCGCCGTCGTCGGTCTTGTCGAAAACGTTGCGATGGGTCATCTCTTCTTGCCCTTCCTTGTGTTCGAGGTCACCCTCGTCGGTGTTTCCGGTACCGTCCGAGTGCTCGGCGGCAGCCCCATCGGCCTTGAGGGCCTTCGAGACCATGGAGTGGACCAATTTCTTCTGGTCCTCGTCGAAGGAGTCGTAGATCTCCTGCGGGGTACGCTCGGTCTCCTTGTGCTCGACCGTGCCGCCCTCCGGCGTTTCCGTCTCTGCGACGAAATCGAACGTCAGGCCGGTGTGGATGATCGCCTCGTCGTCCAGAACGTCGATATCGCCTTCGCCGTGTGCGATGCGAATGTTGTCGATGAACGCGCCGGGGTTTGCGCCCGACATGACCAGGCTGACCTCACGGATGAAGCCGTGCAGGACCTGCTTCGACTTCTCCACGAGCTGGTTCGCCCAGATCGAGAGCTTCTCGATGTCCTTGTGCTGAACGAGGATCTTGGCGTTCTTGCCGTTCTCGGTCTCGTTGAAGAAGCCGTGGCAGTAAACGCCGTCGGGCCGGGCCTCGAGGATCGCATGACCGAGGACCTTGGCAGGCTCGTTGTGGGTGTGCTGCCAGACGAGCGGAACCTTGACCTTATCCATGTGCTGGAAGGCCTGCGCGGTGATGGTTCGACCGTCGGAGCACCTGAGTCCAGCTTTGGTGGCGTAGCCGCTGAAGTCAGCTGCTTCCATTTTGACTGTCCCCTTCCGGTTTCTGAGTTGTTGACGGATTCGACTCCGACGGAGCCGGCATGTTGGTGTTTCTTGTGTCGTCGGCAGTTGCGGTCTTCAGCGGCTTCCAGCCAATGACTTGTCGGAAGTCGTTCGGTGATCCGATCTCTCCACGACGGAACTTGTCAGCGATCTCAGCGAGGTCCTTCAACGGAACAAGCTTGAACTGATCGTTGTAGAAGGCGATCCACTGGCCCTGGGACCGAGCGGTCTTGGTGAGGTATGCCCTCCGCATGGCTTCTACCACCGCGGCGACTAGCGGCTCGATGGTGCGGGCATAGTAGTTCCTCATGGTGGCCTCGTCGGCCGTCCCGTTCATGACGTTGGTCGTCAGACCGAGTTGGGAGTAGAGAAGCTCGGTCAGGATCTCGACCTGTTTGAGGAGGTTGTTCTCCGCCGGCCGGTTCAGCTGGGTGATCTTCTCCGTGCCGTCGATGTAGGCGACGCCGTACTTGCTGTTCTGGAGCTGATCGTCGAGGTCTGACTTCCTCTGCATCGCCTGCTGTCGCTTCGCTTCAGACTTGACGACGTAAGGAAGCTGAATGATCAGATCCAGTTTGCCGGAGCTTGACTGTTCGTCAACCACATCGAGCAGGTTGAGCTTTCGAACAAGTCGCTGAAGAGTCGAGTTCGGCTCGTTCATCACCGTGTAGAGTGGATTCTCCACGATCGCAACGAACTTCTTCTCGAGAGTGATGTCCTCCCGGAAACCCTTCTCTTCGTTGTACAGGTTCACCCGAACATGCTTCGGGAACCATTCGACGATGGTCCCCACGCGCAACGTCTTGATGTCGAAGCCCGTCGAAGACGGGTCCACCGAAGTGTCGACAGGGACGATGGCAATGCAACCACGATCGAATAGCGTCTGGAAGATGTCTTGGCGGAGTTGTCGAGCTGCTTGGTCGATGTTGGCTTCGAGACTCAGGCAATTCTGCAAACCGCTGTTGATGTCCTCTATGTAACGTCCGTCCGCATCTCGACGGATGTGACGGATGTCGACCGATGACGCATCGATTCCGAGGCGCATGTAGATCGAAGCGATGATCGAACGTTCGTTGGAATACCGCATTCGAATCTTGTCCGGTCGCCAGCTGTAGCTAGTGCCACCGCCGCCGGCAACTCGAATACGATCTTCCAGCTTCTCATTCGTGAACGCATTCCACGCGTGCGAGATCCTCGCTCTGAATCTACTCAGGATGCTTGGCACAGGTCACCTCCCCTCGAGATCTCATTCGAACGCCTCCTTGTTGGCCTTGTACGCAACGTAAGCGTCCATCAAGGCCGCCACATTGTCGATCTTCTCATCCTGACGTTTCTTCAGGAGCTTCCGGTTCCCATTGGTGTCCTCAAGCGTGATGCAGTTGCCCATTGCGAACATCATCAGCCGTTGGTCGAATATAAGTAGACGCTGTTCGCTCATGATCTTGAGCTCTCCGAGAGGAACCGACTCGGTTTTGGCGCCCTGAATGACCTTCTCGATCGCGTAAGGCCCGTTTTCCTGTTCCCAGCGAGTCACGAACTCCTTAGCGTTATAGGGGTCGAACCCGAGAGCACGAACATCGTACTTCTCACGTTCTATGAAGGCCTCAAGGTCTTCGTAGACCTCCATCATCTCGAGGATTGATCCCTCAAGAACGTGAAGGCTACCCTCGTCCATAAACTCCTGGTACTTGATGCGCATGGCACCAGGAAGTCTGTCAAGGGTTAGTCTTGAAATGTAGCTTCGGGTCTTGACACCGAAACCACTGCGGAGTGGGAAAAGGAAAGTGAATGCACAGAAGTCGTCACCCTGTGAAAGGTCAGCTCCGAGTGAACACGGCATCTCCCAGAAGCTGACAGGCCGGTGCGGAATGGTCTCTTCGTAGGTGAAGAAGTATGTGTAGCCTTCCATGGGGATGCCGAATCGCTTCGCTAGGATGTCATTCCTAGAAGCTGGGGCCTTTTCGGCACGTTCCACGTCGAGCTGGTACGTTTCGTAAGAAACGGTCATGCCAATGTTCGGATTCGCCTTCGGCCACATGCGAGGATCGGCGACTTCCTCCAACTCGTCCAGTTTGTAATGCCAGATCGAGACGTGAGGAGCGTCGTACTCGCCTCGCAGTATACTGGCGAGTTCCATTTTGATTGTGTCGCCAGAACCGTTCCGAACCGTTCCCTCAGAACTGATAGCAATGATCAGCCAGTCGTCGAGCTTCGACGCTCCTTGCTCAACAGCACCGACAACATCCTCTCTCAGATCTCCAGACAACCACTCGTCGATCGTCGACACCTTGGGGCGAAGTCCTTGTAGCTTGTTGATCGCCATCGGCCGGATCTCGAGCAGAGAACCAGTCAGGAAGTTCTCAACGCCCTTCTTGGTAGAGGCCAGCTTCACTCGATTGGCCCGGGACCCGGTGGTGTTCTGGAGGGAACCCTCGGTTAGGAACTTGTATAGGGGGCCGCGGCTTCTGGTGATCGCCGTCCGCATGGGAGACATGACCTCGTCGGCCTGCTTCATGGTCGGAGCGGTGGTGATCTGGTGGGTCGTTGCCGTGTCGACCGTTAGAAAGTAGTTTTGGAGGCACGATGCGTACATCGACTTGGCTGCGCCACGTGCCACGATCAGGTATTGCTTGGTAGTAAGGCGCTTCTTGATCACCTTAGTTACGTAGTGACCACCAAGCGGGTGGTTGAGATCTGGCTCGTAGACTTGACGATCTACGAACTCATACCAACCGAAGATCTGTTCCGCCCACACCTTGAACGACGGCAGCAGATGCAAGTCACTACCATCAGTTAGCGTTAGCTCGTTCTCACAGAAGAGAATGAACCCCTCGACGGCCAAGTCGTCGTAGTAGTAGTTCGGATTGGCAATGAGAGCATCGATACGGTTCATCTCCATTGCAATTTCCCGGTTTACGGGAATCTCTCCACGGAGAACCGCGTCACGAAACAGACCGTAGTAGATCGGAGTCGCTGTATTCGATAGACCCATTGCCAATCCTCCCCTCGAACTAGACGGAGAACCACTGCCAGGTCGGCGCCACGCTGTAGGTCAGCGCGATCGTGCTCCCCGGACGAACGTAGAACATGCCCGAGACGCGGGCACCCACGGTGACACCGTCCACCTTGACCACAGTGACAGTGCCACCAGTGACCTCGACGAACATGCCTCGTGCCGACGTGTTGGTAGCCTCCACCGTGCTCGCGGGGATCGCCGGCTTGTCGGTCCAGTCTCCCGTCGGTACGGCTCCCTCGTTGATCGCCTCGAGAACCTTGAGCTGCTCGTTGTCCATGACGCTCCCTTTACTTGATGATGGTGCTTACTGCGCGAGGACTCCAACGAGGAAATCCTCAACCTTCTCCGAGTGCTCCACCGGGTCGTCATAGATGACGTCGACGATCTCGCCGTTCGGCCCGAAGGTGAACGTCACTGGGATCTCATCCGGCAGATCCGGAATATCGATCGCAGAGTGCTTGACCTTCTTCTTGGTACCACCGATCGTGACGATCTTGCCCTTGGGCACCTGCGGATCACTCATGTCGTACGTGAACTTGACCATCTTGGTGCCGGTCGAGTCCAAGCCGATCTGGTGCAGCGACTGCTGGTTCATCGACTTGGTGAAGGCGTCCGAGAAGTCCTTCATGTACTGCTGGCGAAGCTTCGGGTTGGCTTTGAGGTCCTTGCCCTTGTACTTCCGGCTATTGTTCAGAGCAGGAATACCGTTCTTCTTCATGTCCTTCTTGGCCGCGTGGTAGACCCAGAAAGCACGAGCGCTGTCGTTCGCGCTGTTACGCCACATCTGGTCGTGACGCTCATCCTGCCTGACGGCCTTACGGTTCGTCTTCGCCTGAGCGGCCGCAACACGTTCCGCGGGGGACTTCCGCTGTCCCCAACGCATACCCTTCACACCGAAGTGCTCAAGGACACCTAGGACTTCGTCTTCATTCTCAAGATCCTGCATCGTTCCTCCTCTCAGACGAATACGTACAAGGGTAGATACCCGAAATTGCTGCCCGGGGTGGCTACGTTGATTGTGGACGGGAAGCTAGAACTCATTCCGCCCGGAATGAGCGAACGGAACTTACCGGTTGGCCCACCGCTCATCATGAACTCTCCGAAAGAAATGTTCAGATAGGCTATCCAGGGATCGGTGCCGCCGTTTCTGGAGCTGACCGCATAGACGAAACGGCCAGAGCCCTGAGCTGCGATCGGCGACGATAGATTTCGAATGACCCACTGCCTTTGCGCGACGACCCAGAGGTTATCGTCCGTCGGAGTGGAGCCTACGAGATTTCCACTGTCATCGTAGATCGCGAATGCGTTGTTGCCAGAGCCCGTGGTTCCTGTCTGCGTCACAAAAACGCCAAGACCATTGATCGGTGTTCCTGCCGGCACCCAAACACGAGCGCCCCAGCTGTTCCCATGAGTCGAGTCCGATTTAACCGTCTCGATAGGGGCACTAGCGGCGACGAACCCATACCCCGCTAGGGGATAAGCTCCGTCTCCTTGAGGTCCTGCGGCACCGGTCGCTCCAGTATCTCCTTGCGGTCCTTGAGGGCCTGTTGAACCCGTTGCTCCAACGAGCGAAAGCAACCACTGAGACTCGGTTCCGACGAAACCATTGGCAACCGCCACCTCGTATGCAGAATCTCCAGGAGGACCTTGCGAACCCGCTCCGGTCAAATAACCGAGAGAATTCCAGGGTGTATTCCCGTCGCCGACTTTCAGTTTGTTGGTATCCCGCTCATAGCCGGGCTCCCCGGCGCGTAGCGTGGGATTCTTGGCGGCCCATTCCGCGGCAGTTCCCTCACGCAGCTCGAACTTGACCTGCCGAACCTGCATTACGGACCACCTCCATCGAGGATGAGCTCTTCGTCGCCAGGAAGAAGCGCCGGCGTCCCAGGAATCCACGCGGTGGTCTCCCGAACGACGTTAATGCGCCACTCGAGTTCCTTGAGTTGCTTGTCGAACGAGTCCAACGTGTAGCTAGTCGTCGGGGGATCGAAGAGAAGACGTACCCGAAGGAAGAAATAGGACTTGATGAACGAGTATTGAAGATTGCCCTCAAGGAAGTTGTCCCACGTGGCAGTCTTGTCCTCAATCTCGAACCCGATCGAAGGGCCGACGCCCAGTTGGGTCAATGTCGAGAAAACCGAGTTGATGTGAAGCGTGATCTCTGGGTCATAGAACGTATAGTCCTCGTCCAGGTTCAGGGTTTTCTTGACACTAGTGAGAATGCTGTCCACGTGGGACCTCCTCCCTTGTGCTAGAACTTGTTGGTGTTCAGCCGGCGCTGAAGCTGCTTGATCGTCTCCGACACCGGAACCGACAGGAAGCTGTCGACCGGGACGCGAAGGTACTGCTGGAGGTTCGCGATGGTCTTGTAGCGCTTGCCGTTCTGGTAGATGCCGTCACCGTCGACGACAAGCCTCGGCGTGACGTACTTGTTCAGGTGCGTCTGCACCGCACGAACCAGCATGCTGTCGCCAGGTGTGATGACACCGTCGACCGGAGTCCCCATGACCTGCTGCCACCGAGAAATGGTCTTCGGACCGAGCTTTCCGTCGACCTCAAGCTGAAGAGGGATCGACGGAGGCAGCGGCACGGACGGCGCCGAGCCCCAATCACTGAGCGTCCAGGGAACGACAACCTCGTCGGCGTCGGCTTCACCGGAGACGTGCACGTGATCGGTGTGAGCGTCACCGTCGAACGGCCGGACCGTCCAACCACGACTCGCCGAGGCGATGTGACGATCGAAGATGACGTAGAGAAGACGCTTCTGGTTGTCAGCGTTCGAACGAAGATCGTCGAACAGCGCCTTGGCGTCGGCGGAGGTGAAACGCGGACCGATCATGACGTCGATGGCGCGATGCTCCGGCGTGTTGTCGGCGTCCTGATCCTCGGCACGAACACCAGCGGTGTCGTCCTCGTTGTGACCGGAAACCTCGAGCTTGTGGGCGTCGTCGCCGATGCCGTAGATCACGACGCCGGGACGCTTTGCCTTGACTTGGTCCGTCAGCACCTGAATGCCGTGAGCCCGCATGGTTTTGCTCCTCTCGTTACCACAGTTTTGTGTCGCCAGGCGTCCGCTCGACCATGAGACGCGGAAGCTGCTTCGCATCGCCGTAGTGAATGGCGTTGTGAGTCACTAGCGTTGTTGTGATCAGGAATTCGGGGTCGAGGATGCTCGGATCACCTTCTACGATGTCAGATTTTGTCATCGGGTTAAGGTGATGAATGTAAAGTCCGCTATGAATCTCGTAGCCTTCGATCCCGAGATCGCATCCGAGGTCTCGAGTGATGACTGCGTGGCGGATATGCCGCCATTGCGCGGACGTGTAGAACTGCTGGTTGATCCATCGGTCGTAACCGAACGTCTTGTCGCCTACTTGCCCTCGAAGCTTGAGGTACTCGAAGCGTTCTTGGATCGTATCGAGTCTGCGGAGCTCAGAATACGTCCTCAGCATCATAGTCACCCCCATGCGCGGGCTTTTGGCCGGAGTAAGTGCGCATTGCTTCGATGGCCTGTTCGTACAGCTCCTCCATGCGTTTGCCAGAGGCCAGTTGATCGACTTTCTCTCGAAGCAGTTCGTTCTCTCGGGTCAGACGCTCACGTTCGAGCATCCCAGTCGTCGATCCGAGTTTGAGGAAGTGCGTGATCTCTTGCGCGGAGGCTGTGCCTTCCCGAATACGCTTCTCGGCGAGGTCCATGGCCATCGCAATGAGCTGGTTCTCTCGACCCTCAGAAGTTGACGCCGGTTTGCCTCGACTTGGAGCAGGTTCTTCGCTACTTCTCCTCGAGCGCACCGAGTATCAGCTCCCTTCGAGTGAGTTCCCTGGACTTTCCGGGGAGTGAAAAGTTACTTCAAAAGTGCCCCCGGGGCTATTT